TAGGAGAGTCACTGCATACATTGTATTGCCATAATCCATTTATTAAAGGTCTAAAACTAGCCTCTATTTTCTTAGCTTGGAAGTTTGCTTTACCTTCCTTATCTTTTAAATCTTCATCTGATAATCCAAATGTTCCAGAGAATAGTATTCCATACTTATCTATTCCTTGAGCTTTCTCTGCTTTATATAAAATAGCAAGTGTTGGAGCTATATCATTATCATTTTTTATTACTCCACCTGTTTTAGCTAACTTATGCCCCATAACATAACATTCATCTGCATCTGATAAATCTGTTATATTTAAAGTTACTTTTACATCTTGTAACGTTTGTTCCTCTAAAACTTTTCTTCCTTCATGATAATATGGATCACTATTTTGTTTTGGTTTTATTCCTATTTGCTTAATACCTTCTAAGTACCTAGGAGTATCAAAAGTTATACCCTCATCAGTTTCAGTTTTTAAGTGAGCTACATATAACTTACTTACATTTACAACTGGTAATATTTTTTGTGGTGTTGACATTATTCTTCATCCCTTTCTTTTATAAATAAAAAAACTAGCTTAGATTAGCTAGTTGGTAAATCAATATTAAACCTCAAAGGTTTATGATATAGTCCTGTTTTTTCTTCATATAAATCTGGACTTCCTGCATTATATTCAAATCCAGCTTTAATAAATTTATTAACTATAATTGTTTCTAAGTTTGTATAGTCTCCTAAACTAAAAATATCAATTTGGACTAAGTGATTTAAATAGTCTATTTTACCTTCACTATATTCACTTCCTCTAGATCTAATAACTTGATACTCTATATATGGAGGTTTAGGACTATTAGCATGAATAAAATATACTTTTTTATCACTTGTTAAATCTAGTATATCTTTATCACTTAAAACTTCTTTTAATTTCTTTTTTATAATCGAGGCATCTATTTTTATATTACTTTCCAAAATATCACCCCATCTTTCTAAATATCGTTTGAGCTACCTTTGAAATAGCTTCCTCTGTGTTTTCTTCAACACTTCTTTCAAAGTATCCTACATGAGCCTTTTGTTCACTTGTACCATACTCTTGAAATATATCATAGAAGGCTTTACTTTTTGCAGTTCCTTCTGTCGCTAGGTCATTTTCTTTAACAGATATTTTAATTTCAGCAAGTTCTCCTGTTGGTCCTACTGGAGTATCATTTTCTAACCCTTCTCCGATTACTTTTATACCTGATCTTACAGCTTGCCTTTTTATAACTGTATCTAAAGCCATATTTTTTACATATTCTTCAAACTCTTCATATCCCTCAAGTTCTATAGTGCTTGACATATACACCTCCAAATAAAAAAGGCATAAGCTTTAAGCCTATACCTTTTATTTTATTCACTCCAAGAACCATCTACATATTTACATCTATATAAATCTATCGGATGTTTTTGAGATATACATAAATCTATATCATATCCACTATCTTTAAATGCTCTTTCAAGTAAAAATTGTATCTTTGTAACAATTCCTTTAACTAAAGCATCTTTTTTATAAAGTAAATCAACTGATATTACCTTTTTATCTCCATTATCTTTAACTTCAAAAATAGAATTTTCTAACCCTGTATTTCCTATATTAAGGTCATTTATTAATGTCTCTGGCTTAAATTCTCCACTTTGAGGAACAGAAATAGAACCATCATTAGTATTATTTTTTTCAATCGGAGTTGTACTTTCTTCTGAAAAATCAGCTTTACCATTTAAAATATCAAATCCATTTTGAATGTCATCTTTATTATTAATATTGATAACATGATCTTTATCTAAAACAAATTTGTTGTCCTCTAACTTATACAAATCACTACATGCTAAAGTTTGTTTATCTAGTAAAGGCATAAAGGATACTTCTTGTATTTGCTTATATTCTAATAATAATTTATCATTTATTATTTTTTTAGTATCATCTTTAAATTGATTATATATTCCCTCAGCATTAGTATTTTTATATGTAAGCTCAATAGATAATCTTTGTTTGTCTTTTACATAGTAAATATTAGATTCTTTATGTACATCTTTAATAGCTTTTACTAAATCTTCTGATGTAACTTTTTCACCATCTGTAGTTATTTTTTTATTACAACCAACTAAAATAAATATTGAAATTACTGATAACATTAAAATTAATGTTTTTTTCATGTCATAACACCTCCAAGCTACATTATAACTTAAAAGGAATTATTTGGAAATCTAACAATTTATTTTAGCTTTAATATCTACAAATTCATGCCTATTTTCAAAGTCTAAAACATCTAAAATATCATAATAAAAACCTTTATATTCTATTCTAAATATTTTACTTGCTCCTGGATCTAATAACTCTTTTACCTTTTTACAGTATCTAACTGTAAATGTAACTATATTTTCACTATTATTTGCTTTAGCGGCTATATATTCTTTTCCAGATACTCTTTTATAGCCACTCCAACATTTATAATGTTCTTTCCAAACTTCTTCATCAAATCCATTTTCATTAGTCTCATTTGAATCTGATAATTTTTCTATTTTTATTCTTTCTGTTAATCTACACTCAGCCATTTAATCACCATACTTTAACTGATTCATAATAGTTTGTAGTGAAAATCTCACTTTTTTTCTTCTTTTTTCTTCTTCCATTAGTCCTTTATCTTTGTACCATTCATTGACTAATATTTTACAATATCTTTTAGCTCTTTTATTTTCGCTAGTAAATTCTTTTCCAGTAGCATCTTTTAGGTATTCCTCAGCTGCATCTATACAGTCTTGAATTTCTTCATCATCATCGTCAAAATCTACTTTTAAGAACTTTTTAGCCTCTTCTAAAGTTAGAATCATTTAATCCCTCATTTCTTAAAAAATAGCTAAAAAAACGACCTTTTTAAATCGATTCTAAGGTGTCTCAAAAACTTTAATAGACTAATAATACCTTGTAATTTCAACGTATTATTAGTCTAAAATATTTTTTGCTTTAATATTTTATTAATGCTCTGAACTTACTGCAGTTGTATCTATATATCCATTAACAATTGCAGCTTTATCTTTTATTGTTACATCTTCTCTTTCTATAGCTCTAAATAAAGTTAAGTCTTCTTCAAATGCATTTAAATCTCCTATAGCTGCCGTATCAGACATTTTTATATTCATTAAAGCTCTATCCCAGAAAACTATACCTTCTTTTAAATCTCCTATTATAAAAGGTATTTTCTTTCCTGTAGTAGATAAATCACTATTTGGACAAACTTCAACTGGTATAGTTGATGCTCCAGCACATAATCTAAGAGCCATAGGTTCTTTTGGATCTGGTTGTAAAATATATTTTCCATCTGAATCTTTTAATGTATCTAGATATTGTAATCCATCATCATTTGTAATTATTTTACTAGTTGGCTTAAAAGTAGCACCTAAAGTAACATTTAAAGCTTTCTTAATATCATCTAATCCATTTAATTTTGTCTCTTCTATTGTTTTTATTTGTTCTAATATTAATTTATTTTGAGTTACTCTTGATTCATCACCTATCCATTCTATTAAAGTATTAACTATATTTTGGTCTGAATCTGCAAGTAATTCATTCGTTACCGTAAAATATCCTGCATATTTTTCAATTTCATATTTTAATCTTTCAAATTGAGGTGTATCTTTTTTACCTATTTTACCTCCTTCACCTACTTTAACAAATCCAGTTTGTTGCGATCTCTTTTTGAAAGTTCTTTGTCCTTTATCAGTAGTAACTTTTTCAACTGTTACTAAATCTTTTAAAGATTTTTTAGATTCTTTATATGTATTTATTTTAGTTAATATATCTTCTGGAACAGTATATCCACCCTCTGCTGGAGTTCCAACTGACATTTTATTATCTATTCTAAATCCATTTCTTGCAGCATTAGCAAATTCAACAATTGAATCTTTATTTTCTGGAGTAACTTTTATACCTTCTCCATCTTTAATTTTATTTTTGGCTTCTTCATCTTGTTCAGCCTCTAAGTCATACAGAAGGTCAAATTTATCACTTAAGTTTTTTAATTCTTCTTTAGCTGCTTTTGCTTCCTCTATTTTATTTTCATTAACTAAATTCTTTACTAATTCTTTTTGAGCTTTTATCTTATTCATTAATTCTAATAATTCTTTTGACATTTTTATTCCTCACTTTTTTATATATTTTTGGATTTTGGCAATAAAAAAAGATTTAGTATAAATCTAAATCCTTCAATATATCTTCCTTTTCTTTTTCAATTGTATTTTCTACTTTTGTATCATCTTCTTTTTGATTTTGTATATGTAAAAGTACTTTATTTGCAATTTCTTCTATATCCAATTTTTGATTTTCATCACTTTTTTTATTTTCTTCAAATAGGTTTTTAGGAGTATTTTTATATTTATCAAAAAAGTTAGATGAACATGCAACTGCTTCGAATTCTTCTTCTACATCAATATTAAAGTATTCTGCAGCTTTTTCACCAGTAAACCATGTTTCTTGATTCATGAGTTCTGAAATTTCTTCTCTTGTTACTCCTTCTTTTGCATGGTCCATATATATATTTAATATACTTTCATTACAACTTTCTAAAGCTCCTACAATCTCATTTAAATCTTTCGCATTATATCCTCCAAATAAAAATGTTAATGGGTTATGAATCATAAAGTTAGCATATTTAGGTATTATAACTTTATCTCCTGCAAGTGCTATTACACTAGCTATACTTGCTGCTAATCCATCAACATGAACAGTCTTTTTACCTTTGTGTCTCTTTAGCATACTATAAATTGCTATTCCACCAAATACAGATCCACCGCCAGAGTTGATATATATATCTACATTTTGTGAATTCTCTAGTTCTTTAAGGAAATCACTTACATCTTGAGGGCATTTATCTTCGTCTGCCCACCAGCTACTCCAACTGTCTGAAACTATATCTCCATAGAAATAAAGTTCTGCTTTTTCTTCTGTTTGATTTTTTATTTCTATCTTACCAACATTTTTTAATTCTCCAGTTTCAGTATCTTTATTTTGTAAATTTAATATTTTACTCACTGTTTTCGCCTCCTTACCCATATTGCTTTCCTACTTTTGTTATAGGTATATAGTTACCATTACAAACTAATACATCTCCACCTTCTTTTGCTGGCATATCTAAAATTGCTCTAGCATCATTTGGAGTATATATAGCATTATTTACAAAGGATGTTAAACACTCTGCCTGTGTCTTTGCATCTGTTCGTAAAATGGCTTTTTCATTGAATTTATAATACTTATTTTCATTTTTCTCTTCATCACTTAATAATTTGTAGCAAATTTCCTCTTCATATTGTTTTAATATAAATTGTTCTGTATCTACATAAAAGCTAAGTTGTTGCATTTCTCCACTTGAATAACTAGATTTCTCATAGTTATTTATTTGATTTGGTTTTATTCCAAATGCTCCTGCTATTTGAAGTGATGAAAATTTCTTTAATTCGTAAAATTGGCTATCTGTTAGCTTTATATTTAAAGGTGTTATTTTCATACCTAATGGTATAGGAATTATTTTACCTGCATTTTGAGATCCATTAGCAAACCTTGAAATACCTTCTATTAATTTATCTTCTTTTGACTTATCTAAATCTCCTGTATATTCCAATGTAGCTTTTGCAGTAAGTCCTGTTTTATAAAGGTTATTAATGAAGTTTTGACTTTCAACTCCACCCTCAAGTGTATATTTTAAAATTTTGCTAACTGGCTCACCTAATATACCATCAAATGTAAATGAGGTTTTAAAGTGTAATACTTCTTCATTTTTAAATACAAATTGTTCGCCTGTATATCTATCAGTATAGATATACCAAAGTGCATCTTTAATTCCAAAGATACCTTTATTATCCATAACAACTTGTACATCATTACTTGGCATAATCCATAAATCTTTTATTTCATATGTAGCTCCATATTTTTCACGCTTAAATTCTTTTCGTATATAAACATAAGCATTTCCAAAGTGATTTCTATTATTTTCTACAGTTGCCCAAAATATCGAGGGTGTCATATAAGGGTTAGGTCTAACCTTTAACAAGTTATATGCTTTATTTGGTGCTGCTCTTATTACACCTTTTTCCGTTTCTTGATACATTTTAATAGGCATTTTACCTAATGTCTCAGATAACATTTTTAAGCAAGTAAAATAAGTAACTTCACTTAAGATATTTTTATTTCTAGTTGTTATCCCTAGCCACTCTAATAACTTTTCACTTCTCATATCAACAGTTTGTGGTTTAGGTATTATTAGATTCTTTAAACTTTTTATAAGGTTCACTTTCACACCTCCCTTCTAATTCCATCCCATGATGTCAAAGTATTTATCAACTGTTTCATTAATATCAGACAATCTTTCTTCTTTAAATGCTAGTTTATATGCATCTATAACAGAGTCTACTGGATCTATTCTTTTATTTCTTCTATCTTTATCTATCTTAATTTCTCCACTTGAATTAGAAACTGTTTTAGCATTTACAACTGACCATGCTAAAAGTTCATTTTCCTCATTGTATTCAACATTTCCAGCCTCTACTTCTAATTTAAAATCTTCCGTAGCATCATTTAACCATTTAGGTGATTGATATATTTCTATACAATCGCACCCTAATTCTTCTAAATCACTTAAAAATGCATCTGCATTATGTGGATCGTAGCCTAACTGTTCAATTTTCAAGTCATATTCTTCAATTAAAGACTTTAAATATGAAATTATATATTTATAGTCTGTTTTTATTCCTCCAAGAGTTTCTGTAACTGTCAGAAGTTTAGCTTTTATCCAAACATCATAAGGTACATTATCACTTTTTATATGTTCCTCAACCCTGTTTTTAGGAATAAATGAATGTGAATGTATAAAATACTTTTTAACTCCTTCAACATAATATACAAATATTAAAGCTAATGAAGTTAAGTCTCCTCCAGAACTTAAATCTAAACCTACATAACATTTTTGTCCTCTAAAATCTTCTAATGTCTTTTTAGATTTACACTTTGCCCATTTTTCTGGCCCTATATATTGGTCGTCTGAAAACTCATACCATATATTTAAAGATTTAGTTAGGAAGTTTCTTAAATCTTCTCCACCTTTTTGCATTGCTTCTTTTGCAAATCTCTTTAAATTTTCTAGTCCTTTAGGTAGTTTTGTAACTAATGGATTAGCTTTACACCAGTTTTCTGGATTCCAAATATCATCATCTTCATCCATTTGTGCTATGTATATAAAGTATTCATCATTGCTTACTATTCCTTCTAAAACACTTTTACAGTATTCCCATTCTTTATAACATGGTCCATTTAAATTAAACCCTGCGGTAGTTATAATACTAATTAAAGATTCAGCTTGGTTAACAGAACCATCTTCAAGGAGTTTAACCATTTGATTGGTTCTATGACTGTGATATTCATCGATAATACCGCCATGAGGATCAAAACCATCTATAGTTCCTGTATCTCTTCCTAGTGCCATTATTTTACCGCCACTATATAGAGATTCTATAATTGCATCATGATCTTTTATCTTAAATAATTCTTTTAAATCTGATTCTGCATTTATAAATTTACTGGCTTGCTCCCAAACTATCCTAGCTTGTTTCATTTTTGTGGCAGTACAATAAACTTGAGCATTTGGATAGTTATCAAAAGCTGATAATTTAATAGCTAAACCACTATTTAAAAGAGATTTCGCATTCTTTCTAGCAAGTTGTACATAACTTTTTCTAAATCTTCTATATCCAGTTTCTTTTGAAACCCAACCAAACAATGATCCTATTATAAAATCTTGAAATCCAAATAACTCAACCTCTTGCCCAGCTATTTCTCCATCTGTAAACCTTAGACTTTCAAAGAATTCTATTGATTCTAATGCTAAATCTTCATCAAATTCATAAATATAAGGTGCTAATTTTGACTTTTCTAAATCCTCTAGGTGTCTTTTACAGGCTAAAATAACATTTTTACCAGCTATTTCTCTTCCTTCAACTACATCTAAAGCATATTTAGTAACCCTGTCTATATTCACATACAACCACCCCCTTATTTCATAAATTTAGAAAATTTATTTGGAGGTTTATCTTCTTTCTTAGTAGGGACCACTAACTTACATCTGCTTGATATGGTTAATCCTAAATCGCTAGCTGCTTGTCTACTTTGTTTGAAAAGTTTATCTTGCATTACTAAATAATTAAAGTATTTATCATTGTCTACACCTGTTTTTAGTAGCTTTTTTGTTACCTTCTGATAGTTATATTCAGAAACTACAAATCTTGCTAAGGCCTCACAATCTAAATTAGTCATTATTTCTACTTTTATTAATTCACTAGCTATCCTTATAAATTCTTCCTTTAGTGTTTTTGGCAAATAAGAAGGTGGCTCAACTTTATCATTAGCAGCCTTAACTTCTTTAGATTTTCTTTCTTCTATTTCAGATTTTGTTAAATGTTTTTTACCTTTTGCCTGTATCAAAGAAATAGGTTGTTTCGGTCTAGCCATCTCACCACCTCCTTGTTTTTTTGTTCAATTTTTGCAAAACTTAAAATAGCTATAATCTAGATAAATTCTAAACTATAGCTATTTCTATCCTGCTCTTGAAAATTTCATTTAGGGAGTTTCCGCGGAAAAAAACTGCAACCGTGGACTTACGTCAAAAGCCAAAAACTTTTTGACTACCCCCCTACCCTTTAGTAATTTTCTTTTATCAATTCCTTAAGTTCATTTTGCATCTTAACTTTAGATGTTTCTCCTTTATCGTACATTCTATGTACCTTATTATGACACCTGTCTCATAAGCATATAAGGTTATACATATTCAATCTCTTACTCCAACAGTCTTTTAAAGTCTCTATATGATGCACTACATCACTTAGGTTATCATCACATAGCTTACACATTCCATTATCTCTTTGCCTTACAGAGTCTCTAGTAAACTTCCATTCTTTACTGCAATAAAATTTCTGTTCTTTAAAGTCTACTCTTCTCTTCCTATAATCCTTATATACTTTCTTCTGTCTATTATTAAACTTAGATTCACATTCAGAACACATAGAAATATCTTGAGGAATTATCTTCCCACATCTACAAAACTTTTTAAGCATTTATATTTGTCTTTCTTAAGTCATCTTTAAGCTTCTGTATAGCTTCTATTACATGTTTAGCAATTGCTTCTGTATCTATTTTAGCTTCAATAACACAACGTTTCTTATTGTTGTTCTCGCTTACAATATCAAATATGTTTGGAATGATTACTACCTTTTTACCTATTTTATTTGATAATTTTTTTTCTGCCTTTTCTAGTTCTTCATTTGAAAATGTATACTTTGATTTTAATAAAATTAAATCTTCTTTATCTATCTCATTTACTTTTGCCATATATAAATCTCCTTTTATAAATTAAAAAGGCTAGAGATTAATCTAGCCTTCTATGAGAACGTAATATTTAGTTTATAATCTATACCGCTATAGAGTGCTCTTAAGAGCCGTAAAGTTTATTGGTGAGGATAGCAGGAATCGAACCCACCATCTACTAAATGAAAGTTAGCTATTTTGCCATTAAACTATATCCTCATTTAAAAGGCTAGATGCTGGGATTAATCTAGCCTTATAGCAATAGGTATTATGTGGTTTATGGAAGTACTATAAATACTCCATGTTATTATTATACTTTATAACTTATGTACAAATCGTATATAAATCGTACACAAATCGTACATAATTCGTGTACGATTCGTGTACAAACTATATATAATTTATGTATCTAAGGTATGTTATAATAGTCCTTTTATCTTATCAATTATTTCAACTCTCATTTGTTTACACTTAGATTCTGACATAGACATCATCTTACTTATGTAAGTCCATCCTACGTTTTTATTACTAAAATATCTTCTATTAACAAGATCTAGTTCTTCATCATTTAATATTGTTAATGCATTTTCTATCTTCTTTATTTCAATCTCCTTCTCTTTCATAACTTTATATTTTTCACGAATTACTTTATCTTTTTGCATTACTTCTTTTTCTGTTGGTTTAGATATAGAGTTTGTTTTCCCTGTTCTTTCTTCAAAGCCCATTGATACTAATCCGTTATATTCGTAATTCATTTCTATCTTTTCTATATCTAGTTTTAAACAATTCATTTCTGCTTTTGTTAAATTATATTTAAATAACTTTCCCTCTGCTTCTTTAAACTTGTCATTACTCATTTATCTTTTCTCCACCTTAACTAGCTATGTATTTTAAAATCTCTTCTTTAGCTTCTTCAAATCCAAAGCATACAATTGCTTTATATCCTTGTCCGTTTAGATTTTTTAACCATTTGTCCTGATTTTCAGTAGTTCCGTTCTTACCAAACTTCATTTCGATAAATAATCCATGATATTTTCCATTTGGCTTTGGTAAAAATAAATCTGGTACTCCAGCCTTTACTCCTTGTTTTTTTAAGTTTATAGCTTCTAATCTATTTCTACTGCCTCCATTAGGTACATGAAAAATCATTCCTAACTCTGGATATTTAAACTTTTGTAATTCGCACCATTGAATTAATAGAATCTGTTCACTAGCTTCACTTCTTTTCATTTTTATTACTTCCTTCTCTATGTATTACAATTAATTCTTCTTTATGATTACATATAGGACATATGCAATTTTGATTCTTTTTTTCTACCTTAAAATATGTATTACATTCTCTGCATTCTATATAAACTTTTCCATTAATAGATTTAACTTGTAATGGTTTTGAGTTCATTTTTAATTTACCTTCTCTAAAAGAATTTTATACCTACTGGGTAATATTTTATTTTAATTATGCTTTATTTTTATTTATATCTTTGAATTTTTAATTCTTTTCTTAGTTTGCTAAGTAAATCGTTAATTTCTTTTACTGAATACTCTTTTCCATGCATCATTTTTATATGACGTTGAACTTGTTCTATATTACATTGAACATAGCTTATTAAATGTACTATTGGACTAATTTGTTCTTCGCGTAATTTTATTACTATTTCCTGTTTCTTTTTAGCTTCTTTTCTTTCTGTTCTAGCTTTCCCAGCATGATATTTACTACAATATTCAGCATTAGGTTGAGTTGATTTAAATTCTTTACCACAATACTCACATTTCTTTGTATACATTTAACTCAGCTCCTTATAATTTACTTTCTTTCTAGTTCAATTATTTTAGCTTCTGATAAAGTAAACTCTTCTCCACACTCACATTCAAAAGTTCCGTTATAATCAAATTCTTTATCTTTCTCTAAGCAGTCTGCTTGCCCACATGAAGGACAAGCTATAACATTTATTCTCATTTATTTCATCTCCCTTTTATTTATGCATACATCCGCAATTAGAACATTGATAAAATACTCCTAACTCTGTTTTTAACTTATAAACTATACCATCACAAATAGGACATTTCTTTTCTCTAGCTGCTAATATATTCAATTTCTACTCCCCCTCTTATCAGCTATATATGCTAATATTTCTATGCCTCCATATAAAAAAGCAAAATAAATTAAAAATATATATAAATCTTTCATTTTTTTCCTATCCTAACAACTGTGCTATTTCATAAACTTTTCTACCAGATACACTAATATTTACTGGTGTTAAATCAAGTGTATACATAAAGTTTTTCTTATCTAATTTACATATACATAGTGATTTTAATTGTTGTTTTGCTATAATACTTACGTTTACTTTGGACTGTAAATCTTTATTTCTTTTTTCTAATTTTTCATTTTTTCTATTAGCTTCTTCAAGCTTACTTTTTAGGTCCTGTATTACTTTTTCATTATTAGATTTTAATTCTAATTCACTTTTTAATTTGTCTCTTTCCATTTCTAATTCTGATATTCTATTATCTTTGCTTATTAAAAAGTGTCTGCACTGCTCTTCTTTATGTTTTAATTGTTGCTTATGTTTTTCTTCTTTTTCTTTTAAAATAGTTTCGTGTCTATATTTACTTACAACAAACACCTCAATCACCCCTTATTTAAAATTAAGTTTCAATGTTTCTTTTGTTTCTCTATGTACAAATGTATAACTGTTATGGTCCTGTCTTTCTAATAAATATTGCATAAAATCAAATCCATTACTTGCTAATAGGTTCTTTTGTCTTCTTGTTAATTTCTTTAGCTTCTTCATGATCCCCATCTCTCCTATAACTTTATTTCAACATTGTTAGTGCCATATCCATGCCTATAATTACTCCATCTTGTATTAGTGTTCTTTTCCCATTCAAATTCTTTTTCTTTAAATTGTAGAGTAACTCTATTTCTTTTATGTTAGTTTCGTATTTTTTACATTTTTCACAAGAACAAGAATCATTTATTTGCTTATTAATATCATCAAATCTTCTTCCTGCTTCTTCCCATATTCCATCAAACTCATAATCCTTTTTATCTATAATCTCTTGTATATCTAAATTCTGCTCTTCACATATCTCATTAACGATTTCTATTAGTTTTATTGCACTTTCTTTTATACTCATACTCTCACCTATATTAAATTCAATTTTGGTCTTAATACTTCAAATACTATGTTAGTTTTATTTTTAATAATTGAACATGCACGATATTTTTTTAAGTTCTTATATAAAAAATCCTGACTAACTCCTGTCGTTTCAGCTGCACTTTTTATATTAGTAAACTTTAATTTTTCATCATTCATTTTTACTAATATTTCTCTAGATATTTCTTTTTCAACCATATCTAATAAGTGGTTTTCAAACTCTAAGTAATGTTCATCACTTTTAAATTTCATTAATCCTTTAGCATTTAACTTAGCGTATTCTTCTAATTCTTCGCCCCATAGCATCCCTTCTTTCAATAGATCTTTAGCTATCTTTGATGCTATTGCTTTTTCATTCTTAGTTAACATATCCCACTCTCCTATTCAAAGAAGTGTTAGTCCTCCTTTATTTTTTATTTATTACTTTGTAAACTAATCCAATAGAGCATTCAAATAGTTCAGCTATCTCTTTATATGTTTTTCCTTGAAATCTATAAAACTTCATAGTTTCTATTTCATGCTCTTTAAGCTTTTGTTTTCTTCCCACTTTTCCTTTTTCTTTATTTAACTGTCTTTTTAACTTTTCATTCTCAGCTTCTAGTTCTTTAATCCTAAGTTGTAAATTTTCAACTATATCCATCTTCAGCACCTTAATTTTCATAAACTAATACTTAATTTATGAATGAAATTAATTTAGTTAACTTATCAATATTCATAAATAAGCTTTAATTTATGAACTTATTTATTTTCTTTAAAATATCTCTTAGCTTTTTCTGCATCCAAAAGAAAAACACAATTAGAGTACCCTTTTAGTAAAGTTCTAGTGGAGCAAGATTCTTTGTCGCAAATATTTTTGTGAGTACATACTTTTCCATCTATTTCAAATAAACAATTTGTTTTTTTCATGATATCCCCCTTAATTAAATGTTATCTGGCTACGTAGCATATCTATTTGCTCTTTTAATGCGATTGTTAGGTTGTATTTCTCAACTATATCAAGAGCTTCATTTAAATATTTTCTTTTTATTGCCTTGTAACTATTAACTCCAAATTCTCTTTTTAACTGTCTATATATATCACTATAAACTTTTGTTCTTACAGATTTATTTTTATAAACTTCGCTCCCATATCCACCTAGCATTTTAGTTCCTATTCTTTTAACTGCTTTTGATATTTCTTCACATTCAACTGTAAAAAGTGGTAGGTCCTCTTTAAAGTCTTTTAAATCTTCTTTAACTTCCTCTATTTTTTGATCCTGCTCTTCTAGTGCTTTATACTGTAATTTTAATAGCTGCATAGGGCTTAATATTTTGGAAGGTTGTTTTAATCTATTTTCTAATCCTTCTATATACTGTTGAGTTTTATATCTAACTAATGCACTTTCTTTATTTAACATCTGCATTATTCCTGCTTTATTCATTTTGTAACATGGTCTTTGTTCCTTTTTAGCGTCTATATAAACAACCTCCACAAAATTGTGGGCGTTAGTTATTCCAAATTGCTCTAATGTTTTTAATTCATTTCTTATATCTCTTAATAAAACATCATGTCTTTTAAGAGTTCCATTCCCTTCCTCTTCTCTAAACTTATTTATCAAATCAACTAATTCTAAGCTTGTCATTGTAACTATTTCATTTTTATCTAAAAGTTGGATTTCTTCGTTCATACAAATCTCACCCCTATTTTTTTAATTTAAGTGTTTTTATTCCTCTTTCAACTAATTCAATAACTTTTTCAGCAGTATAAAAATTTATATCTTCATTTGCTAAAATCCCAACTATTTTATTTGCTATTGGCGTTGCATCTTCATATAATTTCGTTACATTAATTCTTTTTACGTAATTTGTAGTTGTTTCATCTTTTAAATCTTTCATAATACTTCTCTCCTTATCTGTTATTTTTCAACTTATCGAGATATTCTTTTGTTATTTAATAACTTTATGGAGATAAATATCTCCTCCTTCTATAGGGGGTAACCCATATTCTTTTCTTACTTGATTGGATGTTTTTTCTCCATTTTTAATTTCACTAGATGATTTGTCACATTTTTCTTTCATCTCTTTTGTCAGTTCAGACATATATTTTGGTGTTCCATCTGCATTAAAAACACCTATTCCCATAATTTCTAAAAACTTTTTTGCTGAATTTGCCATTTGTTAAATCCCCTTTTCATTTTGTAGAATCTTTAAATCAAGTTCTAAATTCTAAGGTTTATACTTATTAATACTTTTTATACTTAAGTGATTTAATGCAAAAGTTCAAAATTTTATCAGCTCTAATTATTAAATGACCTTCTAACTCCTTTAATATATTAAGAGCTGTTTTTTCTTCTTCATTTATTAACTCTTCTTTTTCCAATGATTTGTTTTCTATTACAGTTTTAATTTTCTTTTTTTAACACCACCTTTTCATTTTGTATATTCTCCATATACCACTCAATAGCAAGCTCTTTAAGTCCTTCTATATTGTTTATAGAGTTAAGATGCTTTTTACATACTTTTATTAAGTCTATGTACTCATATAATCCGTCTAAATCAACTTTATAAACCGATATACCTTTATCAATTCTTTCATCTCTTATAAAACTATAACTTTCTATTTGAACTTCAATAGATCCATAAGCTTCTACCTCTTTTATATTTGCTTTCTCATTTTCAAAAGCTTTTATTGTGGTTTCCACTATATTTAGTAGTTCTCTAACTTCTTTATCTTTTGGTTTAAGTGCTATCATTTGCAATGTTTTTATTTTTATTTCCTCTAGTTTCTTTATAGTATTTTTTACTTCCATACCTTACCTCTTTCATTCTTTGTATTTTCTCATTCTGGCATAAATATAAGGCTTCCCATTATGCTCGTTTACAAATATCTCATGGTCTATATATACATAGCCAGGGTTTGCTTTTTCCATTTCTTCTTTTACTAAATCTCTAAATCTAACCATATTATTTATTTTCTTCTTACTAAACTTTGAGTGATTTCTAGTTATACGTGGATCTTTTAGATTTTTGCTACTACACCATCTCTTTTTTCCTTTAGGGTCTTTACACAAATAAGTTGCAACTCCAGTTAACCAAAGTTCATCTGTGTCTAACTTACGTATGTTATTCCTTCTTCCAAGCTTCCATGAGCCTTCTACATCTTCCATAGATAGTATTGAGTTCATTATTACATGGTGATGGCATCTAATCCCTTTAGGGCCTTCTGAATGCTCTGTAACATATACGTATTTAAGTTCCACGTCCAACTCTTTTTTCTTAATTAATCTTTTCAATCTTCTTATAAAATTTTGCATATCTTTTTTTGCTTCTACATGATTCTTTGGTAAGTTCTCATTTGAATATGTAAATGTTATAAAAAAATCTCCATTTTTAAAGTTAGTATTAATTTTTCTTATGAAATTCTTTTGTGCATTTTTATTATTAAGATTTTTTTGAGTTTGTTTATTTTTTTCTGTTTTCCATTCCTTTGGCATCTCAGATTTAAGATACATCGGATATGTTTCAACTTCTCTAATTAATCCACTGTCTATAGTCTTTGTTACATAAGAGCATTTTGTTCTAACATCTATAATTTGATTTATTTCATCTTCATCGATATCAGATTCTAAAACTCTTGTATGTAGTCTTTCATAATCACACTCTATAAATTTCTTTCTTTGTTTTCCCTTCATGCTATTTCACCCATTGCTTTTACTTTTATATTTAAATATGGTTGATTTGTTAATACTTATTACAAGTTCCAATAAAGCCTCCGTAGGCTTTATTTTTTAACTTTTTTATATGCAAAAAAGTTCTAGGTTTATAGATTTTTAAATTTAACTTTTATATAAAGTTACATATATAACAAACTTTAAAATCGAAAATGTACTATCTATAAACCTTTTATTAATTTTTATATTAATTCTTATTTAATTTAAATTTTTCATTTTCAATTTCATATAAAACTTCTAATCTTCCTACAAACCTTTCGAACTTTAAAGGATTTAAATTTTTAAGTAAAATTAATTTCTCTTTTATTTCTTCAACTTCATCTTTAGACATATTTCCACCTCCCTGATTATGTCTTTGACATTAATTTTAATATGTCTATGACATAATTGTCAAGTCTTTATCTTTCTTTGACATATTTTTTGTTTTTTTTAATTGCATTGACATATTTTTTGCTATATAATATGTCAATAGGAGGTGTTTTTGTGAAGTCAAGATTAAAAGAACTAAGAAATTCTCTAGGGCTTTCTCAAAAAGACTTTGGAGCTAAACTATGTTTATCCCAAGATCATATTTCATCTCTCGAGAATGGGAGAAGAAAAATCACAGATAGAACAATAAAGGATATTTGCGATGAATTTAATGTAAATGAAAAATGGTTAAGAACTGGTAATGGGAAAATTAAAAAAGATGTAACGGAAGATATTGATGCTCCCGAAGAAGTAAAGGCATTATTAAGAAAATTTATTTTACTAAGTGAATCCGATCAGAAAAAATTAGAATATATTATCGATTCATTTATTGAGGAAGAACAAAAAAAAGAAGAGGACTAATTCCTCTTCTTTTTTTCTAATTTAGCATCTATGTATCCGTTTATATATTCTAATTTATAAGCATTATTTTTCTTTAAAATCAACAATTTTTCTGTTATTCTTGTTATTTCTTTTTTCATATATGTTAGCACTCCCTAAAATAATACTATTTTATTATTCCAAAGTATCCTGTAATTTGTCCCACTATTTTTAATTTATTGTTATCTACGATTAGGGGATCATAAAAACAATTTTCAAATTTTAATTCCGTATTATATTTATTTTTAAAATATTTACCTAGAATTATCTCATTATTATCCATTATTCCAATAATAAGTTTTTCATTGTCTATCTTATTTCTCCTATCAACTATAACATAATCATTTTTTAATACTCCGATTTCAATCAATCTATCATCCGAAACTTTAAATACAAAATTATCTTTACCTAAAGTCATACTATAAGGTAATTTCATAATTTCTTTTATATTTTCTTCAATACCAAATTTACCTTTAAAAAATTCAATTACTGGTAATTCGATAATCTCTTGATTGAAACCAGGTATAAATTTTTCGTATTCTAAAATTTCTATGGCTCTAGGTTTAGAAGGATCTCGTTTTATATATCCTAACTTTTCAAGTTTGTTCATATGGAAATGTACAGTAGATGTAGATCTTATATCTGTAAGGGCACATATTTCTCTAACTGATGGAGGATATCCAAATTCTTTTATCTTCCACCTAATTGATTTTAATATCTTATTTTGATTTTCACTTAAATTTATCATTTTAAATTTCATCTCCTAAACATCTTGAGAATACTAATGTTCGATTACTTATCAGAACATATGTTCCGTATAATTACAGGAAAATATTAACATAAATTTAACATATTGTCAAACATACGTTCTGATTTTTAGAATAAAAAAATATAGTTTTAATTTTATTAGTTTATAGCTAAATTCACTTTTGATAGGATTAATATAAATCACTAATTTGTTGTTATATTTAATTTATAATTTTATGTAATTTTAAAGAAGATAGTCTTCTTTAATAGTATTTAATAGTATTTAATAGTATTTAAAGTATTTAGACAAGCATTAACCCATTGGAATAACTATTGGGAAATGAAGGAAATATGTCAAGTTAAGGATTTAATATGTCAAGTTAAGGATTTAATATGTCAAGTTAAGGATTTAATATGTCAAGTTAAGGATTTAATATGTCAAGTTAAGGATTTAATATGTCAAGTTAAGGATTTAATATGTCAAGTTATTTTTTATTGACATATTAAGCCATGTACATTATGATTTAAGTATGAAATTTAATAAATTTGCTTTGATTTATAATTTTAATTTAGCATTTTTTATATTTATTTTATTTTAAATATGTCAAGTTAAGGAGATAGAGATGGAAGAAAAAAGAGATGAGATTTTATTAAAAGATAATATCTTAGTAAAAACTAAGTATGATTTAACTACAATTGAAAATAAGTTATTTACTATGATTTTATTTAAATTACAAAAAGAAGGAAATTTATTAAAATGCAAAATGACACATTCTCAAATAAAACAAATCGTTAAAAATAAAAATGAAAATACAATACGAGGAATAAGTGATATATTAGATAAATTAAGTGATAAAAGAATTCATATACAAGAAATTAAAGATAATAAAATAAATTCTGTGTGGTATAAATACAGATTGATAAATGGATATAGTTATGATGATGAATATAATACATTTGAAATAGAGTCATCTGAAAAAATATATTCATTGGTATGTAAAAAATTTAAAGGAGGAGGTTATACGCCTGTTAACTTAGCTGTATTTCTTTCTCTAAAAAACCCATATGCTCAAAGATTATATGATTTATTAAGATTATGGAGCGGGACAAAAAATAAAATATCTTATAGTGTAAATGATTTAAAAATGTATCTTATGTTAGAAGAGGCTTATGCTGAATATGGGAACTTTAAACGAAGAGTTATAAATCCTGCTATTAAAGAATTAAACTCAAGTGGATATTTTGAGATTAAAGTAGAAGAAGTTAAATCTGGAAGAAAAGTAGAAACAATAAACTTTATAGTAAAAGACTTGGATAAGAGAGTGTATTTTGATAAAAAGGTAAACCAGAATGTAATAGAGATAGATAAAAATAATTTTAAAGAAATTGAATCAGAATCACAAAAAAAATCAGATGAATTTTATGTTCCAAATAAAAAATTATTTACATCAAAAACTTTAGAAAATTTTAAATCTGATTTTGAAAATTATGATTTTAAAGATAGTACATATAAAAAATTATTACAAGAAGCAATTTTAGTAACGTTAGAAAAAGATGATGAAGAAAAAATTAAAGTTAAATCTTATAATTATTTTAAACAGACTTTAGAAAATAAAATTAAGAACAATAAAACTAATGGAGTTAGGAAACAAAAAACTAGATTTCATAATATAAATCAAACATTTGAAAAATATACATCTGATGAGTTAGAGAAAATATTGTTAGAAAATCAAAAGGATAAATTTAAGGCTATCTAACATTAGGAGAAAATAGAATGTATTATTTATATAAATACTTAGATCCAACAACAGGAGAGTGTCTTTATATAGGACAAACTAAGAACCTTTATACTAGGCATTTAAATCATCTTAGCAATAAAAATGAGCAATGGTGTAATAATTCAATAATAATGCAATATTTAGAAGTTCCAGATAAATATAATCTAGATTTTTTAGAAATGTATTTAATTAATATAGAATCACCTAAGTATAATACAGTTGGTAAGAATAGGATGGATTGTGAGTTTATTAGAATAGAATTTAATCCAGAATGGCAAATTTACACTAAAGAAGATTTTTTAAAAAATTCTATTGAAAAAGGCATAGAGTTGGGAGTAACTTATAAATTTAATAATACTAACTACGTTGTACTTAAAACTTTAATAGAAAAAAATTATCCGAGTAAAATTAATTATAACCAGTCAAATTTAAGTGTAGAATTTGAGGTTAATGAGGCTATGTTCAATTTAATAAATTGTAATTACTTATTAGATATGAGTTATATTGCACCATGCATTGAAGGCGAAAGTTTCATAATAGTTATTGAGAGATCTAAAAGCTTAGATAAAAATAGTAAATATATTTCAGGTAAAATTGAATTTAAATTACACTTAAAGTCTTTTAGTAAAATAATTAATAAATTATTTGAACCAACTAAAGAATTATACGAAATTATAGATATAGTAAATGAATTTTTAAAGATTATTAGAATTGATAAAGATTGGGAGCAAGTATTAAATTATATTGAAAACAAATAAAAAGGCACATGTGATATGTGCTTTTTTATTTACGTAAATTATTTTTAATGCATATAAACATTATTAATAAATTTTACATACATTAAAAATAATTTATTAATAATGTTTATTCAGTCGTTAAAGGAATATCGGTATAAATGTATAATAAGTTAAGAGAAAGTTATTTATGATTTAGTCTAAATGTAAAAGTAAAGTATAAATAAATTAAAAATAATTTATTTATACTTTACTTTTAACTTGTAATAAACATTTAATTATATTAAAATAAAAAGTGTTTAAAAATTAAAATAAAATTAAAGATAATTTATTTATAATTTATCTTTAATTTAAAAATAAATGAGGTGTAAATTATGAAAATATGTTCATTTTTCAATGTTAAAGGTGGAGTTGGAAAAACTACTTTAACAATACTTACTGCAATGAAATTAAGCAAAGAAGGTAAAAAAGTATTACTTATAGATGCAGATACTCAAGCTAACTTAACACAATTTTTATATAAGGTAGTTCACGAAGATAAAACATTATTTCAAATGCTAACAGAGAACGCAACAGCAGATGAAGTAATACTAGAAAGTATATTAGATAGATTTGAAAATATCGATTTAATTCCAAGTGATATAAGTTTAAGTGTATTATCTGAATATCTATCAACTCAAATGGGAAGAGAAAAAGCTGTATGGAGATGGTTTAAAAATAACATAGAGACAGTAGAAAAATACGATTATATATTTGTAGATTTATCACCAAGCTATGATCTAATAGCTAGAAACTTTATGTTAATTTCAGATAGTATTATAACTCCTATTGAATATCAAGATATTGCTAGTATAAGAGGATGTGAATTATTTTATCAAAAATTTAAACAAGATTTAGAGTTTTTAGATATACAAACTAATGTAAAAAGAGCTGTTGTTATAAATTCATATACAAGTAGAAAACTATCTACTGGAGATTTATTTAATAACTATTTAAATGAATTTGAAGATATAAAAAGAGATTTATTAGAATCTAAGATTAGTGATACGACTGTAGTAAAGAATGCAATTTTAAATAATATGGATTTAGAAGATTATTGTAGAAAACAAAAGAAGGCTCACAAAGTTAGAGAAGAGTTTAATAATTTAATAAAAGAATTAGAAGAAAAGGAAGTGCTATAAAATGGCTTTAGATGTTTTTAAAGAAGATGTTAAAGAGATAAAAATAAGAAAAAATGACTATCAAACTAAAGTAGATAAAGTTATAGAAAATAATATAAAAGAAGAAGATATATCAATAGGTACTTTAAACTTATTAGATATGGAAGAAGAAAAAAAGATAGTAAAAACACCTCAGACTATTTATCTTGAAGAGGATGATTTAAAGCTTTTAAAAGCAGTATCTTCTATAAAAAATACAACTATAGGTAAGACAATAAATAATATAATTAAAGTTGCTGTAGAAACTACGAAAGCTAGTCTACCAGATGACTTTGATGTAGATAAGCAAGCATTAAAATATGATAGAGATAATAAAGTAAAAAAAAATAAAAAATAAATTATAAATAAAGTAATTAAAATTTATTTATAATTTATTTTCAGAATAAATTTAATTAGATCAAAAGTTTAAACTAGTTAATTATTTTACAAAGAATGTTTTTTGACACATATTTATATAAATATGCATATATTATATAAATAGCATATGTTATACAAAGAGCATGCTATTTACAGTTATTTTCAATCATGGGTTAAAATAGATAAGGTTAATGCCTTATCTATTTTTTTATTTATTATAAGTTTGATAAATATCCAAAATATTATATTTATTTGTATAAACTTGTTTTTTATGGCAGTACTGAAAATTAAATTTTTAAATAAAACAAAAAGGCTATGAATATATGATCATAGCCTTTTCTTAAAAATAAAATAAATACTTTTAACTTAAAACTATATATTTTATATTAACCTATTAAGGATACAGCATCTGCACAAACAAAGTAGAATTTACCTTCATCTTCATTTCCAAGTACTACTACATTATCTTTATTACCGATTACTTCTACACCTTGAAGTGTTAATGAACTAGCTGTTAATGTAACAGTACCAGTTATATTTGTACCTGCTATTTCTCTTAATATTCCGTCATTACAGCAACAATCTTCACACTTAGGGTTACAATCATCTTTTTTACTGTCATTATCAAGTAAACATCTTAACTGAGATCTAACTGCTTTATAAGGTGAAAATGAAGTTCCTGTTGGATTATTAGTTTGGAAAGCTACAGCTTTTAATTGGCATAGTGATGCTATATCTACATTAGGAAGTGTAGTAAATAAATCTAATAATAAATCTATTATAGGATCTAAAACATCGTCTCCTAACTGTATAAGAGCATTAAGAATATTTATTAGTGGGAATAATAACTCTATATTAAGTGATTCTAAAACATTTACAATAGCAGTTAATATTCCTGTAAGGTCATCTATAGGTAGAGGAATTGGATATAATGCTCTACCTTTTATACCTATAGTATCACAGTCGCAACCTGGTAATTTATTTAAAGAAGCATCAAGTGCCGCAGATAAGTTATCTTTTTTTGTAGGAGGTATAAGACTTAAAAGTATTAATGGGCTTCCAACAACGAAGAAATCTGTTATAAAAGCAAAAGCATCAAAATTTACATTTTCTCTTATACCTTCACGACTCAATAATTCTAAAGCTTTTATCATACTAGGCTTACAGCAACATTCTATATTTTCTATATGTTTTTCTGGAGGATAATGTTCATTTATGCCATATCCTTTTCCATATTCACATAGGCTTTTTCCTTTTCCGTGTTCACAGCAACTCATATACATATTATTTCCAATCAATATACTGCACTCCTTTATTTTAAAATATGAGAGAAAAAGATTCTCTTATATTAAGATATCTAAATGGCTATAAAAATGTTACAAAAAAGGTCGAAAAACAAGGATTTAAATTTAATTATGTTAATTTAAGTATAATTTTGAAATTAATCTAAAATAAAGACAGTAAAATATAAATTATATTAGATAGCAAAATATTGAGTTGTTCTTTTATTTCTAGTGTATAGCTGGCATAAAAGACATACTTTTATGTCTTATTAAAAAAGAGGAAAATAATCAGGTTGATATATTTCATAACTTAACAGTTATGAAATATATAGAAGTGCCAGATAAATATAATTTGAATTTTTTGGAAATGTACTTAATTAATAAAGAAATGACTAAGTATAATTCAGTTGGTAAGAATAGAATGGATCATGAGTTTATTAAAATAGAATTTAATCCAGAATGGAAAAATTATACTAAAGAAGATTTTTTTAAAATTTCTAATGAAAAAGGTAAAAAACTAGGTATTTATTACATAATAGATATGGATAATATGAATTTACTTAAATCATTATTATTATAAAATTATAAGAAAAAAATTAAATATACCAAATCAGGACTAACTGTAGCATTTGAAGTTGATAAGCAAAATTTTGACTCGGGATTAAAAAATTATTTATTAGATGTACATTTTACATCATTAGAAATTGATGGATTTGAATCAGTTATAAGGTTAAGAAGAACTTGCAGAATAGATAAAGAAAAAAACTTTGTTTCTGGGAAAATTGATAAAAATTGAAAAATTGTTGTATAATTAAATAAAGATTATTTTGATAATTTAAAATAATTAGAAATAAGTGGGTTAAAATTAAGGAGATAGTATGACATTTTTATTAAAAGTTAAACAATATGAAAAAAGCTATGATATAGGAGGATTTGAAAGCGAAGAATCAATATACAAATTTATTGAAAGTATTCCTTTTACAAAAAAAGAAATTATTTCAAATGATTGTATAAATTATTTTATGAAATTTGAAGATATACCTGATTATTATGAATTAAACTATAATAATTATTTATATGTTTTTTCAAAGTTTTCATTTAAACCAAGTGAACACAATATATATTTTATCTGGAGTAAAATTCATCTTTGGGATAAAAAAGTAGCTATGAAAGAAACTTTCATAGAGGGGAAAACAATAATAGATAACTATAGTTTTTCAAATAATGAAGTTAAAAATTATATAACAAAACGAGGAGAATTGTATAAAGAATCAAAAAAATCTTATGAAAAAAAAAGATTAAAAGTTAGTAAGAATTTTATTAAACCTCAAGATGAAACGAATCTTGAGCTTATAGATGGTTCTATGATTTATATACTTGATCGTAGTATAATAGATGTTTGGAGACAATCAAAATCTATAGATGAATTTATAGATAAATCCAAAAAATTTTTAGGTAAAGCTTAAATTAGTGCAAAAACTTTATAATAAATAAAAAGTCTTAAAAATTTACTTTAGAGACTAATTTTTTTTTGCATGAAAACTAAGTGATCCTTTGAAATAATGAGGTTTAATATGAATATTAAATATAATAAACGTTTAGTAACTATGTTAGCTTCAATTTTATATTTTTAATTGTTTTATTTTATTATCAATCATACTTTTTTTATATCTTATGTAGGATTTAAAATGCATAAATCAAAAGATATTAAATTAAGTTTGATTCTATTTACTTTAGGCAATTTAGGATTATGTGCTTCATATTTGATTGGTCTTAAAATTTAATTTAAGGACTTTTTTATTAGATATCTTTAAACAAGTTTTTTGAGTATAATTAAACTTTTTTATATCTTAATCCAACTTCTACTTTTTTAAAATTAAAAGGTTACAACTTAACTAGTAAAAAACACATTTAACTTATAATTATGTCGTTATATATCAGCACAGATAAATTTATTTAAAATTGAAATAGTAAAGACATAAAACTAATAGTTTTATGTTATATCCATTAAAGCATTGAAAATACTGGATTTATTTTTAAAAATATACTGACATAGTCAGGATGGGTTGATTATCCACAGAAAATACCTAACTTATCAACAGATTTTCAGAAGTTATTAACATTTATATAGATAATAAAATTATGCTCAGGTAATATTAAAATAAAAAGAGTATCTTTATTTATAAAGATACTCTTTGATTTAGAAAATCTATAATTTATTTTTTTGAATTTATAGATTTGAAATAATTTTCCCAAATTGATTTACCTGTATCAAGTGTATATAAATCTATAACCGGTGATCCTATGTTTCCATTAGGAGTAACTTTGTTAGTTAATCTAGCTTTTCCTGTATTAACTTCTTTAACTACGTTCATGTATATCATTCCATAAGTATTACCACTTTTGCTATCAATCAATGTTTCTCCATCATTTGAATCTGTAACAAATACTCCAAGAAGATTACCATTTGTATCAAACTTAGCTCCCCATAAAGATACTATATGACTAGATCCAAATGGAGTGTCATAAGATATTCCAATACCTTTATTTTTATGTAGATTATCTAATAAACAATAATTTAGATCTGGAAAATATGAACATCCTATCTGACCTATTATACTAAAATCATCAAATACATCTTGAAAAAATCCACCACGATCATCTATTTTATTTTCAGGTAATCTATAATTTAAATCATGTCCACTTAAGAACCAAAACATAGTGTTCCTAGGGTGTATACCTTTTTTCTCTGCATTCCCAAAGCATTTTGTAATATATCTAAATAAATCATCTGGATTTTTTCTAAAGTTAGAAATAGTTGCATTTTGAGAAATACCAAATTCTTTATTAATACAAGTTGAATTTTCTCCATGTAATTTTAAGTATCTATTTATGTAATCAGCATTTTGATCCATCCACCAATTTAACATGTTTGCTGATGTAGCGCCAGAACAAAGGTAGTCATCTCCAGCTCCATTTAAAACTTTGTTAGCATCATACCAACCCATTCCTGGTTTATATGGAGTAACAGGGATTGTGTATCCAGCTAAATTTAAGATAGTATAATCATCATCACTTGGTGGAGTAACTCCTTTTGAAAAAACATCATAACTTTTTATTGCTTCATGTTCGTCTTTATGTACTTTAACATTACTTGTTTTATCATCTAATATTTTTTGTAGCATAAGTTTATTTATTGATTCAACAATTACTTTAACTGTCATGCTATTAGTTGATCCCTTTGAATCTTTAACAGTTAAAACTATAGGGTATTCCCCTTCTTTAGAAATATTTACCTTACCTGAATAAACTATATAATTGGATATATCTTTTCCCTCTCTATCTTTGGCTTGGGCATTTAGCATACTATATTTAAATCTATCACCTTGTTTTATTGTTAAATTTTCCTTTGCAGTTATAATAGGAGCTTCGTTTTTAACTTCTTTTTTTATTTCAGGTTTTTCTTTTACTATCACAATTACTTTTTTGATAGTTGTTAATCCTTTACTATCCTTTGCAGTGATAGTTATAGTATAATTTCCTGCTAAATCTGTATTAACTTTCCCTTCATATTTAACATCTAGGTTTTTATCTTCTTTATCTGATACTTTAACATTTAACATAGACGTATCAAATTTTTGACCAACTTCAAGTGTTAAATTTTCCTTTGCAGTTATAATAGGAGCTTCGTTTTTAACTTCTTTTTTTATTTCAGGTTTTTCTTTTACTATCACAATTACTTTTTTGATAGTTGTTAATCCTTTACTATCCTTTGCAGTGATAGTTATAGTATAATTTCCTGCTAAATCTGTATTAACTTTCCCTTCATATTTAACATCTAGGTTTTTATCTTCTTTATCTGATACTTTAACATTTAACATAGACGTATCAAATTTTTGACCAACTTCAAGTGTTAAATTTTCCTTTGCAGTTATAATAGGAGCTTCGTTTTTAACCTCTTTTTTAATCTCAGGTTTTTCTTTTACTGTCACAATTACTTTTTTGATAGTTGTTAATCCTTTACTATCTTTTGCAGTGATAGTTATAGTATAATTTCCTGCTAAATCTGTATTAACTTTTCCCTCATATTTAACATCTAGGTTTTTATCTTCTTTATCTGATACTTTAACATTTAACATAGACGTATCAAATTTTTGACCAACTTCAAGTGTTAAACTTTCCTTTGCAGTTATAACAGGAGCTTCGTTTTTAACCTCTTTTTTAATCTCAGGTTTTTCTTTTACTGTCACAATTACTTTTTTGATAGTTGTTAATCCTTTACTATCTTTTGCAGTGATAGTTATAGTATAATTTCCTGCTAAATCTGTATTAACTTTTCCCTCATATTTAACATCTAGGTTTTTATCTTCTTTATCTGATACTTTAACATTTAACATAGACGTATCAAATTTTTGACCAACTTCAAGTGTTAAACTTTCCTTTGCAGTTATAACAGGAGCTTCGTTTTTAACCTCTTTTTTAATCTCAGGTTTTTCTTTTGCTACTCTTGATAATATTGTCACTGATTCTGCTCTAGTTATATTATTTGTAGGATTAAGAAATCCTAAATCATTTCCTTTTAAGTATCCTTGTTCTATAGCTCCTTCAACATATGGTTTAGCCCAATTGGAAACTTTATTTTTATCAGGATATTTATTTAATTTATCATAATTTACATCTTGTTGATTTTTTATACTTACAAGTATTTTAGAAACTTCTTCTCTAGTTATTGTTTTATTTGGCTTAAATGTTTTATCTTCATATCCATTTATGTAACCAGCTTTACTGGCTATGCAGATATCGTTATAGTACCAATCATTTGTATTTATATCAGAGAATTTTATATCTTCTTTGTTATTAAATCCAAAGTATTTGTTTACTAATTTTACAAATTCTGCTCTAGTTATTGAATTATCTGGTCTGAAAGTTCCATCTTCATATCCATTTACATACCCACTAGATATAAATTGATTTATTTCTTTTTTAGCCCAATGTCCATAAATGTCATTTAGCTTAGGATTTGCTTGTACATATATAGGTATAACTAAAATAGAACCTAACAGTACCGAACTTATTAATTTTTTATGCATAATATCCTCCATTGCTGTTATTTGGAATATTATACCATATATTTTAAAGTTTAAGCAAAATTAGATTTCGAAATTAAGTGAATAGTATGAATAAAAAAACTAAAGTGAATAATAAAAAAGGAGTACTATTTTGAAGTAGTACTCCTTTTTTATTATAGTTAATAAGTATATTAACTACTGAATTGATTTATAGTTTAAGAGTTAATAAATTAAACTTCAATTCAAAATTATTTTTTTACATAACTAATATCTAACAAGAATTTTGTTAAATAGAAAAAGTTAATGGAAATTTTCCATTAACTTTTCAGTATTATCTACAAAAAAATACAATAAAAAACACAATGTATAATTATTATAATAAATTTAAAATAATTAGTCAATTACATTCTGTATATATTTTTAAAAAATTCAAAAAATAAAAGTATCTTAAATTTCTTAATAAGTTGTACTTGTATTTTTTCTATATGTTCACAATATATATCAGTACCTAAAGGAAGGAATATATCTTATATGGATGTTCTATTTTTAAAGGGATAATAATTAAAAAGGACTATAGCCTATTTAAATCCTTATATATTAACCGAAATTTATGCTCATTGGTTAATTATTATTCCTATATTATAAATATGAATGTTTTACAAATTTGATACATATTATTATTTAAAATATTTATTATATTATATCAGAAAAAGCACCTAGATTTTATCTAGATGTTTTTTCTGGTACTTTCAGACATTTTAATTTACAAAATAAATTATTTTATTTAACTAAATATTACCAAATTTTAGAAAAATAACCAATACTTTTTTTATTTTTTTATAACTTGAATTTGCACTCCTTCTATAGCTTTACCATATATACCAGCATAGTCAGTTAAATCAGTAACCCAAGGAAGCCACCTTCCCTCTACATACACTCTATATTCAACACTATAGTTATCTAATCCTATTAATTGCATTTGTAAACCATCTATATTTTTACTCAATATACCAGCGTAATCTTGGCTATCAGTAACCCAAGGTAACCATTTACCATCTACAGTATGAACTCTGTATCTTATACTACCTTCGCTTAAGTTTGCATACATTGCTTGTATTGGTTTTCCAAAGATGCCTGCATAATCATTTAAATTAACTACATTAGGTAACCATTTTCCTTTTGTATGAACTTGATATGTTACATCAATATTCTTAGTTATTGAATTAGTTGATGAATTTATTGAGTCATTTGATAATCTCTTTTTAAAATCCCACCATCTAGCCCAATTATTATCATGAAAAGAAGATGGGCAGTCCTTACCACTTGCATCTTTATGACGACAAACATGATCTACATCTATGTTGTATTTCTCCATAAGTTGTTTTGTTAATTCTAAAGTATTTTCTACGGTTTTTTCTGAGATTCTTCCGTTATCAGTACCGCACATTTCTATACCAATGCTATTTTTATTATTTATTCCATATCTATTATGTCCATCTCCACAATGCCAAGCAGCGTTATATTCTTCTACAACTTGATATATTCCATTATCATCTACAAAGTAATGAGCAGATGCATTTCTATTACATCTTCCAAAATAATCTGCATTATTTTTAGCGGTATCATTTACATTGCCAGTATAATGGATAACAATATATTTAGGGTTATTACCCTCAGAGTAATTATAGTTACTTATTTTTCTTTTTATATTTAACATTTTAAAGCCTCCTAAAATTTATATTTGTATATTTAAAAAGGCAATAAAAAAAGACTTCAAAGAGTCTAATTTACTGCCTTTTATTTAAATTAAATTGAATTTATTTTTAATGTGTAAGTAATTTATAAATAATTTAAAAAAACATTATTATTACATTTTATATAAATTATTTATTATCTTTTAAACCTTTTGTTGATGGGTCTACAACTACTCCTATAACTGCCGCTGCAACGGCAACAACTGCAACTGGATTAGCTAATATATCTAATAAAGCACTACCTAAAAGATTCCAACTAGTTAAAGTTTTAAAATCTACTCCAGCTGCACTAAATATAACACCACTTAACCCTAACCAAAAATATGGATTTTTCACTCTATTTTTCATTTGTAACCTCTCCTTTAGAAATTAATTGATCTAATCTATGATGAGCTGATTTAGTACTTTCTTCACATTTCACCATGCGAACTGTTAAATCTCTAATACTTCTATCCTGAGACTTAATATCAACTCTAATATCGTCTACGCCTTTACTAATATAATCAAGCTTTGTAGCTAGTAAAGTTTTTTGGGCTGCATCATCCTCAATATCCTTTTGATTCTTTTTTTGATAACTCATATATCCTACAATTGCACCTACAATTGTACATATAACTGTAACCTCAATATTCATGTGTCCTCCTAAAATTAACTATAAAAAAAGAACTACTTTTGTAGATCCTTCATACTTATCTCTTCTATTAAATCTTCTCTATTTTCTAATCTTAAATATTTATCTATTTCCTCTTTAAGAGATGAAAATTTAGTCATAACCTTTTGATATGTTAACATCCCTTTTCTGATTTGTAACGCTAAATATCCTGCCATATCCTATAACCCTCCATTCGTATTAAATAATAAATTATTTAAAGCTTCTTGAGTTGATTTTAATTCTTCTTTAAGTGCTTTAATTTGATTCTCTGGTAAATTCTTTTGATATTCTTCTAACTCTTTAGCTTCTATATCTCTTAACTCTTGTAATTTAGCTTGAACTTCTGAATCATTCATAAAAGTTACTTCATTTTTTAGTAATGAGTTAAATAATTCTTCATCTACTATCTCAATTAAGCTATAAACTTTGTTTTGACATGTTACTTGATTTATATTAGTTGTATGTAGCCCACATTCTTCAAATGTTTTAGAATCTAAAGGTAGAACATCAACTAAGTTTAAATCTGTATAAAAATATTTTTTCATATAAAACCCTTCTTTCTATTTTAATTTATAAGTCTCACCTTTAAAGGTTAATTCCTTACTAAATCCAACAACCATTTCTACATAATTTGTGTTTACACTTACAGTATTAGTAGTAGCTAAAGTATCAGCATCAAAGTATTTAACTTTATAATCAATTCTTAAAGATGCAATCGTAAGGTTTCCGGAATCATTTACATACACACTCAAAGTTCCAACTTTATCAACATTTATCGAATTAATAACACTATAGTCATTTTCCCTTATTTCTGCTAAAGTGGAGTTATTTATAAATGCAAACATTCTAAATCTACCATTATGAACTATGGATGTAATTATATTTATGTTAGAAGGCTTAGAAGATATAACAGCATAATCACTAGTATTATATTCTAATAAATTTCCATTGTCTAACCTAAATACTCTATCTCTGTTACTTGAATCTAAATAAGAGAAAATAGGCGTGTGCCTCATTGCCTTTGACGAATCCTCACCTATGAAAGTATTTTTTGTTAACGTATCATCGAATTTATATATATTATTTCCGTAAAGGTAACATATTTCCAATTTTCCACTTCCACAAATACACCACAAATTAGAACTATTGTTACTATTTATTAATACAGAATTTAATATAGCTCTTGTATTTACATCTAATTCACGATAATGCGTATATCTTTCACAAATATACATTCTAGGTATTAATTTTTCTGTCGCAACTGGCAAAGTTCCAACAAGTCCAAATATATTAATACCTTCTTTTACATTTTCAGCTTTTAAATTATTTTCAGCTTTTTGCAATAAATTTAAAGGTACTTTGATTTCGCTCCCTTCGTTTGCATAACCTTTTTGAGGGTATACTGCAAGTTCTTTAGTTGGGAACTGAGCCGTATCTCTAGCAAGCTCTGGCCTTTCAATTATACGTATATTATTTTTAATTCTTTCAAATTCATCAAATACTTCTCTTAAACTTGCATTTGTACTTAAGCTCACTTAATCACCCCCTTACAACCGTATCAAGTTTAGAGACTAAAGAGTTGGCTATTTCTATCCCTCTAAGCCTTTGACCATTTATTTGTGATGCCAATTCAGATAATGCACCTTCAACATTTGAACTTGTAAAATAATTTCCTTCGTCAACTAAATTAACTTTAGTTGCAGTTAAATCTATATTCTCAATTCGCTTTTTTAAATCTAAAATTTGATTAGCTAGATTACCAGCAGTATCTCCATCTAAAACACCCTTTATTGTGTCAAACCAGTTATTAAAATCTTCTTCATAGTGTGTTTTCATAGATTGAAGCCAACTATCAAAATCCTTACTATGTTCGGTTATATACGCTTGTAATTGTCTATATAGTTCTGTTGTATCTATAGTCTTTACAGTTTGTGTAACAATTCCACACAATTCACTATTTAGCCTTGTATCCGTTATATTACTTTGTAAAATACTTATAGCTCCTGCATCAACTTTTATTTCTGCTATACATAACTCGTAAGCATCAGCATCTCTTTGTAACGCTTGAGTAACTGGATTACTAGCAAAAGTACCTTTTTTAACTTTACAAGTTATTTCTCTATTAAAAAAATCTAATCTTAAAACAACTCTATCAATCCTTTTTAAAACCCCATCTGCTGGATCTAGCTTTAATATTAAGTCACTTGTATTTTCATAATAATATCCATTAATCCATGCTTTACCGCATTTTAAAACAATTGTCATATCATTTTGTGATAAAATTTGAAGCCCAGTACTAGGATTTGGAAATACTCCATTTCCTATAAAACTTGCAAAGTATTTAGCAAATATATCTGCAGTATAAACCCTATCTGGAGTACCATCACTTTGAATTTTTGCATTAAAAAAACTAGATATTTCCATTTAACCTAGCCTCCTTTTTATAATATCTAAAACTGTAGGAATATTATTTCCAAAAATGGGGTTAATATCTAATTTACCATTTTCGTATATTTCTTCAATCTCAGTTATTTGTGTATTTATTTGTATGTTCCAACTACTATCAACTATAGTTACTAAATCTCCTAAATCATAATCAACTTTATATTTATTATTTCCTTTAGTATTTATTTTGCAATCAAAAGTTTGTATCTTTTTTAATTTACAAAGTTTTTCACTACCTCTTTGTAACAATAAGTTTTTATATTTATCGTTACTCATGTCAGCCTCTACTTCTTCCCCCTTATCGTTTATTATTTTTTCTTTATCACTTAAATCTCTTGCATCTACAAAAAGTTCATATCTGCTTAAACCAAATCCATTTTCTATTGATGCTAATTTTCTTTTTTCGCCTTCGCCAGAACCTGCTATTAGACAAGTATTTTTATAATCATTACTGCTTCTAAATAGATTTTGGGACAATATATTCTCAAAATTTCTAGAAAATATACAAGGTGCAATTTTATCTTGATTATAGCTCCTATCGATTCCTTTATATGTATTAAATATAAGTTTTTTAGAACTATAATCAAAAATGATATTATACCCAATCTCTGATATCATACTTATTTTATTAATCTCATCTAAGATATTACCAAAACTATTTTGATAATTTATTTTTTCTAAGAAATTTTTACAATCTCCTAAAATTAAATTAGGAATTTTACGGTGTTCTAAAGTATTTATAGCATTATCATTTACAAGCTTTCTCATTAATTCTTCACAAGTACCATTAAAATCAATTCTACCCCGGTTAATTCTTCTCCCTAAATATGCAGTAACAAATTTACCTTTTATAGAAATCGAATCTACTCCGTTTAAATTTTTAAATTCAATTGTTTCAATAAATCCTATTTCATTATCATCTTTTTTAAAGAGTATATTACCTTCTTGAATTAAGTTAATAGTTTTATTGTTTAACTTGCAATGAAGTTCGAACTCACCACACTTATAAAATCTTCTAATCCATTTTAAATATGTGTAATTTTCTAAAATACCTTTTAACTCTAATTCTTTATTTAATATAAAAAGTTCCATTTATCACACCCCTAAGTAACAAGGTGTAAAATAAATATTAACTTCAAGATTGTTTAAATTTTCATCTGCATCGTATCTAAATAAATTGTCTCCGATGTCAAGTTTAAGAAAGGAACAACCTCCACCTTGTATATCTAAATAATTTAAAATATTTGTAGTAACTCCATGTAAATTACTTTCAATTTTTTTCTCACCAAAATTAGTGTTAATTAATATTTTTTCACCCGGAACCATAGTTTTGTTGATTTTTAAAAACTCTCTAGAATTTACATTAAATAGACTAGGATTTTTTAATGTTCCATTTGCTATAAACTCAATAATCATTCCAGTTTCTATATCCCCATTATTTTTTACATTTGCAATTAAACTAGGTTGTCTATGCCCCATTGTTATGCCTTTTTCAATTATACTAAGTGGAAAATGAAAATCACCGATCCAATTCGCTATAGTTATTTTTGTTGTTTCAAGGTCTTTCCAAAAAGGATTATTACATATTAAGCTAATTTGAAACGTTGATACAAAATCTTTAACTGGATCAGGGCTTTTCTCAATTATACAATCTATATATTTAAATGTATTTGTTTTTAAATTTGAATAATATAACTTACCTTTCAATTTAGGATTCAATACTTTTATTAATTTTAGTCTATTGGAATCTCTATTATTTTTCTTTAACTTTCCTTGAATTACTATATTTCTATCTGAAACCGTAGAGTTTATATAGAATGAGCCATCTGTTGTGCTTTTAGTACTATTTATAACATTACTAACTCCAGCGATTCCAGAAATTTTAATAAGAAAAAAATCACTTAGAGCAGAAAATTCAATCTGCTCATTTTTTTCATTTTTATATATAAATTTTTCATACAAGCTCATAGCATATATAACCTCCTAAGTTAAAATTAATTCTCTAAGCATGTTTTTTGTTTGTCTTGCTACTTCGCTAGGAGTAGGCGTAGGAGAATAAATGTTTTGAGTAACTTCAATATTATTACCTTTATCTTTATTAAATTGACTAGCCAAATTTAAAGCAGTTTGTTTTAAAAGTTCTTCACTAGATTCATGATTATAAATTCTAGTACCATTCGGTAAATCATATAATTCATATCCACGCTCATGAAGATAAGTTAAACCACCTTTAAAGTTTGTATTTCCTGTCCAGTTTTGACCAGGTTTTTGTCCATGACTTTGGAAGAATGTATTTACAAAGAAGTTTTTAACTAGACTTCCCCATCCACTATTCCAAGCATCTTTTAATTTATCCCAATGACTTTTAACTTCTCCTGTTGTAGTGTTTACATCGTTTTTTATTTTAGAGTTCATAGAAGTTATTTCATGTACTGCTTTATTTCTTGTTTCTTTAGCAGCATTTACAGTTTCATCTCTTTGTTTTTTTGCATCTGCTATACACCTCTCAGCTTGCTCTTTAGTTAATGCTCCTGTTTCGTCTTTTTGTCTTATTATCTCGGCTATTCTTTTATCACATTCATCATTAGCAGCTTCAATAGCTTTATCTCTAGAATTATTTAATTCTTTTATATGTTTAGAAGCCATTTCAGCAGTTATATGTTCATCATTCCCTTTCATTCTTTCAAGAATTACTTTAGCTTCAACCTCATTATCAGATAAAGTTTTTATAGCGGTAGTTTTCATATCTTGTTTAATTTTATTAATATCTTGCAACTCTTTATCACTAATTTGTCTATGTTCTTCAGCTGCCTTAGCATAGATAGCATTAATTTCATTTTGTGCTTTATCAACTTGTTGTTTTTCTTTAGTCCAATAACTTTTTGTTTTCTCTATTGCAGCCTTTTTTTCTTCATCTGTAAGAGCATTAGTTTTAGCAAAGAAATCTTCTTGACTTTTCAATTCTTCATCTCTT